TGCCTCATCAGCAACATCAAATATTTTTTCCTTATCTAATTCAAGATATCCATCATTTGTGTTTAAGGAATATAAAATAGTGTAAAAATTATCCTTTTTTTCATCAATATGAAAATTACCATACTCACCTTTTTTATAAAAATTCCACATAAGTCTATGAATTCTTAATATTTTTAAGTTAGCATGTTTACAAACTATTTGTGCAATTATAAAACCAAAATCATTTAATCTCATTTCTGTTTCACCTATTGGAGGTTCATTTGTAACCCTACTCATACCTTGAAAAGGCAAGTCTTTATTGAATAAATCATTAAAATATTCATCACTGTCATTAGCTATTCTAAAATTAAGTCTTTTTACAATGTCTATTAGATACCTTACTGCATCAGGTGGTAGAATATCCTTAACTATGGAATAAGAATGCATCATATATTAATACTTGATATTTATGTTAAAATATATATTAATATTTAAACGTATTCCTAAGCCTAAATGAAAAAGTGGGGCTTTCAAAACACTTTATTTTCACCGAACAACGAAACATAAAATTAACTTTTAAAATAAAGGATATTTTGTGGGTAAAGCTGTAAAAAAGAGCAGTGAAGAAGCATTAAATCAGGCGTTAGATAAGCTTGTAATGGTTTGTCCTAATAAAAAAACTTATGACGAACTGACAAGTTTAATGTTTCAGTTGTATTGTGGAAATGACTTTGGTTTAGGAAATTTTAGTCTTTCTTTCCTTGATAAGATCGAGGATAGATGGCGATCAGGGCGTAAACGTGCTGCAGATTCAAAGGGCATAAAACTGGTTGTTAAAAATAGCTGACCACGGTGTGATCTTTCCATATCTTATATCTTTCCCGCATCGTGGTTATGCTAATGGAAAAGAAACCTAGAGGTTTACTCAAAGAATCAATTGTAATGCTTGATCTGATGACAGGTCAAGAAAAGATGGATTACCTTGAACGTATGTGGGATTTGTACATTCGAGTGTATGAGAGACCCAGGTATAGACGTAAGCGGTCACGAACTTTTGTGATGGATAAAACTAAAGCGTATGACTTGTGCTCCAAGCTTACTAAAATATTTGGGCACTAAGTTGAGCCTAGCAATTACAAAACCAAAAGCATTCGCAGAACAGCGATTGTTTCAAGCGATCCTTGTGCAAGCTTTGGAAGATGCTACTAATCCTTCTAATTTTAAAAGAGAAACCTACCATAAACATGACAGCCACTGTTGGTTTGTTGATAACTCAGAGGACTTTCAAAACGTGTGTTGGGGTGCTGAATTAGATCCTGACTTTGTAAGAGGTGAGTATTTAAAGATGGTAGATAGTGGAAAAATTATTTTTACTAAAATGCAAGTGGCCTGGATTCGGTATCGAAGTTTGTATAAAAGGTATCGAGAGGCTAAGAGTAAAGATGAGAGAAGAGAAATTCGTGCATTAATACTTAAAGAAAATCATAAGAAGTTAACGTAGTCATGGTGGGCGAATGTGTTTAACCCCTGGGGGAATGATTAGAGAGCAATTAAAATGAACTCCCCCAAGAGTATTTAAGCAAAGAACGTTATTAACAAATAACACAGGTGAACTATACAGGAAAAACGGACACCGGACAACCAGAAATAACCTACTGAACGGGATCGGTGGATTTTTTACTATATAGATATTCTAGACCTCTGATCAATAAAAAGTACCCCCCAGGCCAGAAGTGGTGTATCTGGTGTATCTAAACGTCTATTAGTCAACTATACCAACACTTTTAGTCAATTTTAATGGTGTATCCGTGGTGTATCTATGGTGTATCTTGGATACACCACTCTTGCGGGAACGCAACCAGGAGTTTTTGGGGCTATTACTTTCTGGTGAAATAATCTATATAGTAGAAAATTATGATGAAAAAATTTATGTTGTTTAAAGATGTAGTAAAAAAGCTATATCCTGGAAATAAGGCAAAACAAAAAGAATACACTGAAACTTATAATAGTGCTAAAACTCATATGACTCATTCATCTGCTGACTCTTATGCAAGAGGAGAAGTAAGAAGAAAATTTACTAAAACGAGAAAATAATGCCAGGTGGTTTAAAAAGAAAAACAGATAGAACAGAATTAGATCTCACTCCTAAACAAAAAATGTTTATAGAGATATACGTAAAAGATTGGGGATCAATAACTCAAGCTGAAGCACTTAAGCGTGCAGGATATGTTTGTACTAATGAAAAAGATTATGGATCTGTTGCATCTAGAATGTTATCTAGAAAGCACAATCCACATATTGCAAAATATTTTGATAAGCTCTTTGAAAGAGAAGTTAAAAAGTATGAAAGTGACAACCTTAGAAGATTTAAAAGGTTAGAAAGAATTTCTGACAAGGCCGAGAAAGATAAACAATATGCTGCTGCAATCAATGCTGAATATAGATCAGGTCAATTAGCAGGTGCTTATGTTGATAGGAAAGAGGTACGAGTTAGTGGTTTGGAGGGTATGTCACGTGAGCAACTTGAAACGAAGCTTAAAGAATTATCGGACAAAATCGATGGCTACAACGCCAAAACGATCGAAGTTGAGTCCGAAGACGTTACAGCAATTGAAGAAAGCTAGTTGGTCTGAATGGTTAGATGTTTTTAACCAAGTACATAACTCTACCATAGTTACACACGTTGGAACTATAAAGGTTGAGATTGATGAATAGAAAAAAGATTGCAATACCTAAAAAGGTAAAACACGAAATAGATAAATATCCAATGGTATCAGTTGAATGGTTTGATATCGTCTCGGATAGCTCATGGAGTAGTTTTTCTGATGTAAAGAAAGCAAAGCTGGCCACCTGCATCACCAAAGGTCATCTCCTGTCTCAAGCAAAAGGTGTTACTAGAATATTTGGAGATTACTCATACAACGATAATAAAACTGAAATTGAAACGATTGGAAATACTACTTTGATACCTAATTCGGTCATCAAAGAAATTAAAAAACTGACTTAATGACAACAAGTAGAAATGCAGAATCTAGACTATGGCAAAAGGTCAAAAACGGACTGACTGATTGCTTTTTAACCCGCATAGAATCTAGCACAATTAATGGTATACCTGATATACATGCTGTGATTAAGAATGAAGTATTTTGGATAGAACTTAAATCAGATTCATTAAGTTTTCCGAAGCTAAATAAATGGCAAATTGTTTGGATCAACAAGTATATTATGGCTGGAGGCAAGGTAATTATCTTGAAAGAGACCCTCTTGAAGAAGTCCCTTAAACTGTACAGACCGGTGTCCGTGTTTACTGATCCTCGTTCACTTGTGCCGTTTGCCTCGTTCTCGTTCCCGTTAGACTGGCCACTGGTCCAGCGCAGGATGCTAACGGAGCTGGCCCGGCAGCCAGATGCTGCGTAGCTCTCGTTCTCGGATCCTGGCCACCGACTTTTCCCTCTTTGTTGGTCGGTGGCCTGGGACCGGGATCCTGAAGGTCTCGTTCTCGTTGTCGTTTCCCATAAACCTCGTTCTCGGACAAAGGTGACCTTCAGGGTGCTGGTGCAGCCTGAAAAGTTCCCCGCTGGCCAGGTGAACTTCAGGGTTGACAGCTATCCCATGATGTCGTATCGTGAGGAAAAAGGAGGATTAATGGCAGTAGATTTTGAAGCACTGGATCTCGTTCGAAGCTCGAACAGGTCTCGCTCGTACAACAAGAAACTAGATGACCTGGCCAGAAAGAATCAGGAACTGGGGGATCTGGTTGCAGATGCGATTGCATGTGTTGTTGAACTAGAGAAACCAAGTCATATAGGTAGAAGCACTACCCTGAAAGAAAGGTTTCAGAAAATAAAAAAAAGGGGTTGACAGCTATCCCATCATGTCTTATGTATAGTTAACCAACAAAGGAGAACTATGAGCAAAGAAGAAGCCAACAACGTTGTGTTCACCTGTGCGGAGCACAGCATGGACATGTACTTCAAAGTAAAAGAATTTGAAAAGAAACCCGAAGCCAAGGATTACGTCTACGTACGATTCAAGGATGACGAACAGTTTGAGTCGATGTGGGTGAAGATCCTGC